GAGTTTTGTATTGAAGCAGAGGATGCAGGATTCGAAGTCGTAGAAGCATTGCCTAAAGTATGGTCTCAAGAGGGTATGATCTTTGCCGGCGCCTTCCCTATCTATCACAAAGGTGAAGGTACTGTTCATGATATTACCCTAGTGCCAAACTATACTAAAATCTTCCTAGAAAATTCATTGAAGCTTGCAAAAAAATATAATTTAGAATGGTATCGCTGGCGTCTGTCTAATAACTACGAGAGAGCCGTGTTCCTTAAAGGGGACACAATTTTTCCCCGTGAGGCAACAAGATACACATGGGCAGCAGAGAATATTACTGGAAAAAAGATATTTGAATTGGGCTGTACTACCGGATACGGAATTCAATTTCTTCCTCGGGATATAGAGTATACCGGGGTCGACTATGACGAAATCATCATAAAAGTAGCACAAGAGCAAGGTTGGGATTGCAATGCAAGATTTATCAATGCCGATATAAATCAATTTCCATTAGACCAATATGACACTATTGTAGCATTTGAAGTTATAGAGCATTTAGATAATGGTCTTGAAATAGTAGAAAAATTAAAGAAACACTGCGATACATTATTAATAACAGTTCCTATGATGGAGCCACCCGGTTTTTGGGGTCCTCATCACAAACTTCATATGCTGGATGAATCTTATTTTCCGGGATTCGAATTTAAGTACATTTCAGAATCCGGAGTAATGATGGATCAACCGGAATGTAAAGATTATCCTGCGAAAATAAATCTAATGATATGTAAATGGACTAATCCTATGAAATTAGTTAAGACTTTTGATTGGCTAGAAGAGCAAGATCCTGAAATTTACAATGAAGTCATTAAAATAAATCAGTATTCTCTTACTAAAGAAGAATTGGTAGGTAGATCGGTTATTGATGTGGGAGCAAACATTGGAATGTTTTCATTGTTAGCCGCATCATTGGGAGCTAAAAAAGTAATAGGTATAGAACCTGTTTCTAAAACTTTTAACCTTTTTCAATCTAATGTAACACGATCAGGATTATCTTCTATTATAGCATTAAAAAATCTAGTATCAGCAGAGCATGGAAAGTATTTTCAGATTAGCAACGATAATGATAATGCAGGTGCTAATAGTATGTATAATGTTGCTGAAAATAGTGAAATGGTTCTTAGCCTATCATTATCTACTATATTAAAAATGGTAGAAGATGACAATATACTATTAAAACTTGATTGTGAGGGTGCTGAGTACGATATACTATTAAATGCTACCCAAGAAGAAATGAGTAGAATTAACGAAGTCGTACTAGAAATACACACTGATTTACATCCTACATTTAAAGGAAAAGAAATATTAGAAAATAAATTAAAAGAGTTTGGATTTACTATGACAAAATCAGATCAAGTGCATTGGTATAATGTAGATCATTTGGGTAATAAATTTGATTGGAAAGAACTTCCTAATTGTAACCAGCGTTGGGAAAGATGAGTAAAGAAATCCTCTGTTCAATATCTACACGCGGGAGATATGACACCACACTGGCATTGGCAATGATGTCAGTAGTGAATCAAACACTGCGTCCTGACAAGCTAGTGATCTTTGATGATAACGAGCAGCCCCGCGACCTACGCGAGACTCAGCACTATGGATACATCTTCCAGATCCTCAGTCAGGTAGGAATTGAATGGGAGTGGGTGTTCGCAGAGAAGAAGGGCCAGCACTTCAACCATCAACGCGCCAATCTTATGGGATATAAATGGGTATGGCGACTAGATGATGATACTATAGCCGAACCAACTGTACTTGAAACGCTATATTCGCACACAGCCGATGATGTAGGGGCAGTAGGTGGTTCGGTACTAACTCCACCAATCATGACTAACATTGTTGCGACAGGAAAGATCAGCGACATTAATAAAGAACCTAATCTTCAATGGGGAATGATCAATGAAGTAAGAGAGGTAGAGCATTTGCATTGCTCCTTCCTATACAGAGCAGGAATTGCAGATTATAACTTATCGTTGTCTAGAGTAGCTCACCGTGAAGAAACGATGTTCACTCATGACCTGTTCAAGCGAGGATATAAAATATTAGTTGTCCCTAAAGCAATCACGTGGCATTTGAAAAACAAAGACGGTGGAATCAGAGACGGCGCCGTTGAGATGTTTGAACATGATGAAAATCTGTTTATAAATCAAGTAAAAATCGGAGATAGCACCGCTGTGGTATTAGATTCTGGTATGGGTGACCACATTGTATTCAAGCACGTTCTTCCGCTCATCAAGAATCCAGTTGTGTTTTCTTGCTATCCCGACATTGTTCCCGGCAGAAGCATAGCTGAGGCCCATGCTATGTTCGGGGATCTGGGTAAATTTAATATTTATGGAAAGATGGATCAATGGAATTGGAAGGGTAGTTTAGAGGACGCATTTAAAAAATTATACGGCGTGGCCAAACAATGACTGATAAAATAAAGTTACACCTAGCATGTGGCGATGATTACCAAGAAGGATGGATCAACGTTGATCTATATAATGATAAGAAGGTTGATGCTAAATTTGATGTGAGTGAGGTTCCATATCCTGATAATTCAGTGGATGAAATCAAAGCGTTTCACATCATTGAACACTTCAATTGGTATAAGGGACAAGATACACTCAAAGAATGGTTCAGAGTATTGAAACCAGGTGGAAGACTATGGCTAGAAACTCCGGACTTTTTCGCTTCATGTAAAGCATTTGCTGAGGGTAGCCACGAATTCCAACTACATCTATACGGCCATTTTTTCTCAACAGCGTGGATTCCGGGGCAGGCGCACTTGTTCCTGTTTACTGAGGTTCAACTACGCACACAACTTGAATGGGCCGGCTTTGGTACGATTAATAGAATCGCACCCTCATCTAAGTATCTGGCTCATTATCCGGCGCATATTTTTCTTTGCATGGAAGCAACAAAATGATCCTCATTTCCCCGTTCGCAAGAGCAATGAGAGACGGCAAGCCACATCCTAAGAACTATCCATGGTGGCCCGAAGTTATCGCTAAGATTGATGAAGAAGTTATTCAAGTAGGAATTGAAGGGGAACTTCAGTTAGTCCCTACATTTCACAAAGGTCTTTCATTGACAGAGCTAGGTGAGCTTGTTCAGCAATGTACGACTTGGCTTTCTGTGGACACCTTCTTGCAACATTTTTGTTGGGATTTACAGAAACCAGGCATTGTAATCTTCGGTCAATCAGATCCCATCATCTTCGGACATCCCGAAAACATTAATCTTCTTGAGGATAGAAAATATCTGCGAGAGAAGCAATTCTGGTTGTGGGAACAGATATCCTATAATGATGAATGTTGGGTTACTCCTAATAAAGTTTTAGCGGAGCTAGCTAAGTTCAACATTAAACTTAAATGACCAATGTCTTTCAATACAACTATGATTCTAGATTACGTAGTTGGTGTGAGTTACGAAAATCTATAGAAGATAAAGATACTGCCACTAAATGTATTGAAATAGACAGATGGTGGCAGTCCGCACCTCTAGTTTCTCACTACCTTGCTCATACCGATATAGCATCTTGGCCCGGACCTTGGGACTTACTAGCTGAGAATCATTATTGTTATATAGCTAGAGGCTTAGGAATGATATACACCTTGCTATTAATGGGTATAAAAGACATTGACTTTTGTATCGCAATGAACGATAATAGTGAAGAAAGCGCCTTGGTCCTAGTCGACCGCGCAAACTATGTGATGAATTATTGGCCTGGCTCGGTACTAAATACCAGTCTAACAGAATTCAATATCACGGGTAGCATTACAATAGACGATATAAAGAAAAAAATATAATATGGGTAAAGCATGATAAACGTTATAAAAAGAAGCGGCAAAAAAGAACCGCTAGATTTAGGTAAATGGCAAGGACAAGTAGCAAAAATATGTAATGGAATAGCAGATGTAAGCCCCTCAATGATTGAGATCAAGTCTCAACTTCATTTTTATGACGGGATTACAACAAAACAGATCGATGAGATAACACTAAGAGCAATCGTAGACTTAATCGATGTAGAGAATGACCCAGATGTGGGACATACAAACTATCAATATGTAGCTGGAAAACAACGCTTGTCAATGTTACGTAAAGATGTTTACGGTAAATATGATCCTCCTCATCTATATGAGATAGTAAAGACCAACGTAGCTACAGGACTGTATACACCCGAATTACTAAATTGGTATACTGAGGATGATTGGAATCGCATGGAGGACTTGATTGATCATGCTAAAGATGAGCAATATTCCTATGCCGCAGTAGAACAACTTATCGAAAAATATCTAGTTAAGAATAGATCAACGAAAGAAATATATGAAACACCACAAGTCCGATATATGGTCGCAGCAGCCACAGTGTTTCATAGAGAAGAACCTAACACTGCAAGAATGCGATATATCCGCGAATACTACAATGCAGCTAGTGATGGTCTTTTTACCCTTGCTACACCTGTGCTTGCCGGCCTCGGGACTCCTACTAAGCAATTTAGTTCTTGCGTACTTATTAGGAGTGATGATGATCTGGATAGCATATTTGCTTCCGGAGAAATGATGGCAAAATATGCTAGCAAACGTGCTGGCATTGGGCTAGAGATTGGAAGATTACGTCCATTAGGTAGTCCTATACGTGGGGGTGAAATTATGCATACAGGCATGATTCCATTCTTGAAAAAATGGTTTGGTGATCTACGTTCATGTTCTCAAGGAGGAATTCGTAATGCCAGTGCTACTGTATTTTATCCCATTTGGCATCATCAGTTTGATGATCTTATCGTACTTAAAAACAATCAAGGTACTGAAGAAACAAGAGTAAGACATATGGACTATGGTGTTGTTCTATCTGCATTCTTTTGGAGACGATTCAAGAATAAAGAAAACATCACCTTCTTTGATCCAAATGAAGTCCCTGATCTATATGAAGCATTCTATTCTAACACAGAGAAATTCGAAGAACTTTATGTAAAGTATGAGAAGCGTAAAGATTTGCGCAAGAAAACCATGAATGCGGAAGATGTGTTCAAAAGCGGTATACTAAAAGAACGCACCGATACCGGACGTATCTATCTTGTGTTTATTGACAATGTAATGAATCAGGGACCATTTGATCCTGAGTATCATACAATTTATCAATCCAACCTTTGCTTAGAGGTCCTACTTCCCACAGTTCCATTTAACTCATTAGATGATGAGGGTGAATTTAAATTAACATTAGATAATGGAGAAGAAATAACTCTACCGGGCCAGCATAAAGTTTTATTATCTACCGGAGAAAAAAAGAAAGTAAGGGAATTGACTGAGGACGATGATATACAGGATTTACTAAAATGAAACTAATTAAAAAAGAATGTGTTAGAAAAGTTCCAATGATATCTTTATGTACTCTCGGTAGTATAAATTGGGGAGCATTTAGAAATCCCGAAGATACACGCCGTGCCTGCAGAATATTATTGCGTAGCCTAAATAATATATTAGATTATCAGGACTTCTTGAGTATTCAGTCAGAATTAAGTAATGAATTGATCCGACCAATTGGAATAGGTGTCACTAATTTAGCGTATTGGCATGCAAAACGCGGCCTTAAGTATGGCGACAAAGATGCATTACAAGAAGTCAAGACTTGGCAAGAACATATTGCATTCTATTTAACTGAAGCTACAGTAGAGTTAGCTAAAGACCGCGGTCCATGTTTAGACAGTGCTAAGACTAGATATGGTAAAGGAATATTCCCTTGGGAACTACGTGCAAAAGGTTCAAACACCCTAGCAGATTTTACACCCGAATTAGATTGGGAAACGCTACGCATAAACATGAAGCAATACGGAGTACGTAATGCTACGTTGATGGCTATTGCTCCAGTAGAATCTAGTTCAGTAGTGATCAACTCTACTAACGGGATAGAGTTGCCTATGAGTTTGATTAGTGTTAAAGAAAGTAAAGCAGGTAGTTTGGTTCAAGTGGTACCAGAATATCAAAAGTTAAAAAATAAATATCAGTTGATGTGGGATCAAAAAGATTGCGATGGATATCTAAAAACAGCAGCAGTTCTTGCTGTATATGTAGATCAATCAATCAGCACAAATACTTTTTATAATCCTGCTCATTTCCCTGATAGAAAAGTACCCACTACAGTGATTGCAAAGAACTTGATGCAAGCACATATTTGGGGATTGAAAACCTTTTACTATAGTTTAGTAAACAAACAGGGTAGTAAAGCAGATGCAGAAGAAACTCCTGAAATGCTAGAAGCAATCGATTTTGATTTGGAAGACGATTGTGCATCTTGTAAATTGTAGTATAACTGTATAAACACTAAATATCACTCAAGGAATAGAATATAAATGAAACAACGTAATTACACACAGGAAACCGTACAGAAGTTGCAGGGTACGGTGCAAATTGATCATACTTTAGCAAAGATTGGTGCTAAAAAACTAAGAGAACTATTAGCCACAGCACCATACATCAACACCTTAGGTGCATATAATGGTCAGATGGCTGTACAACATGCTAAAGCCGGACTAAAGGCAATCTATCTTAGCGGTTGGCAAGTTGCTGCCGCTAACAACACTGCCAACACAACTTATCCTGATCAATCATTGTATCCGGTTAACAGCGTACCTACAGTAGTTAAAGGGATCAATAACGCTTTTCGCCGTGCTGATCAGATGCAGACATTAACAGGTGAAGGCAATATCGATTATTATCTACCAATTGTAGCCGATGCTGAAGCTGGCTTTGGTGGTGCATTAAACGCATATGAATTGATGTATCACATGATTGAAGCAGGAGCTGCCGGTGTTCATTTTGAAGATCAACTTGCTTCAGAAAAGAAATGTGGTCATTTAGGTGGAAAAGTATTAGTATCAACTAGTCAGATGATTCGCACCCTTAATGCTGCACGTTTAGCAGCAGATGTAGCAGGTACAGATACAGTTATTATGGCTCGTACTGATGCAGAAGCAGCATCTCTAATTACCAGTGATCATGATCCACTAGATAAAGATTTTATCATCAATGAACGAACTGATGAAGGATTTTACAAATTTAAGAACGGGATAGATGCATGTATTGCGCGTGGATTAGCTTATGCACCATACGCTGATTTATTATGGTTCGAAACCTCTACTCCAGATATCGGTCAAGCTAAGAAGTTTGCTGATGCGATTCATGCACAGTTCCCAGATCAGAGGTTAGCTTATAACTGTAGTCCTAGTTTTAACTGGCGTAAACATCTAAGTCGTGATGAATGTGTTGCGTTTCAAGGTGAGTTAGGTAAGATGGGATACAAGTTTCAATTTATCACATTAGCAGGCTTTCATTCAGTAAATCTTGCTACATTTAGTTTAGCTGAAGCCTATGCCAAAGAAGGTATGGGAGCGTATTCAGACTTGCAACAGTTAGAGTTTGCAGCAGCAGAGAGAGGATTTACCACAGTCAAGCATCAAGCAGAAGTTGGTGTACCGTACTTTGATGCGATTTCTACAGCAGTTGGAGCCTCAAGCACTACTGCCATGTCACATAGTACTGAACAGGATCAATTCTAATATGAGCACTCGTAGATATCGTGAATTAGCAGGATTAGGATTAGAAGATTAAAATGTCCAAACAACAATACAATTTAACCACCAAAACAGATTACTTAAATCGTAAGATGTTTTTAGATGCATCTGGACCAGTAACGGTACAGAGATTTGAGGAATTTAAGTATCCAAAGATAGCAAAGTTTGAAGAGACTGCTAGGGGATTCTTTTGGGTACCTGAAGAAATCAGTTTGACTAAAGATGCGGCTGATTTTAAAGATGCAAGTGATACAGTTAGACATATATTTACAAGCAATCTATTGCGACAAACCGCATTAGATAGTTTACAAGGACGTGGTCCCACACAAATCTTTCTCCCAGTAGTGTCTATTCCAGAATTAGAATCACTCTGTTTGTTGTGGGGCTTCTTTGAGACAAATCTCCATAGCAAAAGCTATAGTCATATTATACGTAATATCTATAATGTGCCTAAAGATGAATTTAACAAGATTCATGAGATACAGCAGATCATAGATATGGCATCTACTATTGGAAAATATTATGATGCGTTATATATTATGAATTGCAAGAAAGAGTTAGGACTTAAATTAGAAGAACGTGCTCACATAAAGGCAATCTGGTTAGCACTACACGCTAGTTATGCATTAGAATCATTACGTTTTATGGTATCATTCGCTACTAGCCTAGCTATGGTAGAGAATAGAATATTCATTGGTAACGGGAATATCATTAGTTTGATCTTACAAGATGAGATATTGCATCGTGATTGGACAGCATATATCATCAATCAAGTAACTAAAGATGATTCAAGATTCGCTGAAATAAAGGCCGAGTGTGCTGATGAAGTATATGCGATGTATATGGATGTGATACGTGAAGAGAAAGATTGGGCAGAATTCTTGTTCAATCGAGGCCCGGTGATAGGATTGAACATAAACATACTACGTGATTTTATGGATTATACTGCCAGCAATGCTCTTAAAGAGATTGGCATCAAGTATAATTTACCAGCACCAAAGAGTTCTCCGATACCCTGGTTCAACAAACATAGTTCAACCTCTAGTAAACAAACAGCACTACAAGAGTCGGAGAGCACCAACTATGTTATCGGTATAATGTCATCCGAATTGGATTACGATGAATTACCTAATCTATAAGAAAGAAAAAAGAATTATGACAACAGCAATCATTTGGTCAAAACAGAATTGCACCTTTTGTGATCAGGCAAAGATGTTAATGAATAATAAAGGAATAGCGTTTGAAGAACGCAAGATAGGTGAAGGTTGGACTAGAGAGCAATTACTAGAAGCAGTACCACACGCACGTACAGTTCCGCAAATCTTCTTAGACGGTGAACTCGTTGGTGGGTTTACTGAACTCAGAACTAAACTTACAGAAAGCAACTAATGAACTTTGAACAAGGCACCACATATACTATAAAGCTAAACTCGGGGGAAGAACTTATCGCTAAAGTAACTGATATTTTCAAAGAAGAAAAAACAATTACGATTACTGATCCAGTATCAATCGCTCCTGCTCAAAATGGTATGCAAATGATTCCTAGTATGTTTACCGCAGAACCCGGTTCTCCAGTAACACTAAATACTAATAATATTAGTATGTCCTCAGTTACTGAGGACGGTATCAGGATGAAATATATAGAAGCTACAACTGGTATACGAATACCAGAAAAGAAGATTATAAAGGGTTGATATGCCAGCAGCAAGTAGGATAGGTGATGCTAATTCGGCAGGAGGCACTATAATACGCGGTGCTCCTACCGTTATATGCAACGGTATTCCAATAGGATTACATGTTAGTCAGATGACTTCACATCAACCGTGGGGAGATCCGCACCCTCCGCATGAAGCTGCTACTACAACTGATGGCAGTCCTACAGTATTTGCTGAAGGTTCTCCTGTAATAAGGATAGGTTCAGGTAACACATGCGGTCATCCAATCGTTGTGGGCAGTCCTAATGTGTTTGTTCCATAATGAGCGATACAGGAAAACAAAGTCCATTAGGTGTAAACGTACTCAGCGGTTTCTTGCAAAACAAGGGATTGCAGATAAATCCTGTAGCTGCAGGTTATATGGGATCAAGTACTATAGTAAGTACTTACACCTATGGGTCAATTGTCAATAACACAGTGCTTAAACGTGTGACTGACGCTATACGTCAAGGTTGGATACGATATGATGCCGCTGATATATCTTCTACCACATATGAAAATCTTATATCGATAGGAGCAACAACCATACCAGCACTAGGTAATACTAAACCACCTACATTTACTTGGATCGGTTCCCCAGGATGGGGTGGCATAGAATATACAGATGAGATCGCTAGTTTTGGTTATGTTAGATTGTTTGCTTGGCAGGCATATAACGAATATCGCTATTCTGGTTCTACTGCTTATAAAGATTTTATAGGATCATTCCAAACAGCTAGTTCATTCATAACTGTGTCAAATAAAGCTATCACTACCATGCAGAACTCTCTTACGTTCTTAGATGGTACATACAGTAATATGAATGATCTTATCAGTGCTGATTTAACCGGGATAACATTATCTACTACATTGTTTGGTCAAGATTTAATCCTATCTGGTAAAGCAATCAATCTAGCTAAGATGGCTAGTTTTGGTTTACCTTCTAATCTATTAGAAACATTGAGGAGATATAATGCAATCACACCTTCATTATCAGTAGCATTATTAGCAAGTGGGTTAACATCAAACGATGTTAATCAACTTACAGCAAATGTTGAGACAACCGTATCACAACAACAAAAAGCCTATGCAGCATTTTTAGTGATCAAGGGAATAGATTTGCTGAATATACTTGTTCCCTTAAACTGCAGGATTCAAGGTCTTGAGTCGTTAGCAGATTTATTAGATATACGCAAGTTATTCCCAAACAGCTATGATTCGTTGACCGTACCGTTATATAATGCCGCACCCGGACCTACTAATAGTAAAACATATTATCCTATATTTCAAGGTACAGGGGTTAGCTCCAGTATAACTAGTCCAGCGGTAGTTGCACAAGTGGGTTCACAGATTCCACCAGGAACACCCACTAATGGTCAAACTGGGATAGACACTGGTAATATACAGAATCTAGCTGAAGGTTTTGGATCATATTTAGTAGGTATAGTTCCAGAAGATATTGCGGTTACTGCCGGTGCATTCTCTACTACAATGTTGCAAGTTAGAAACATTACTAATATCCCGATTGAAAAGTTTGCTCAAGTAGTTACTACAATAGAAACTACTAGAGGATTAGCGGTTAATGGAACAAACATTCCAGTAGATGCAGCAGAAGCACAAGTTGGGCTTAGTTTAGTTGCATTTGGTAGCGGCCCGTTTGGTACTTATACATATTCAGATTTCTTTGGTTGCATGTCCGGGTTACCTTATCCTTGGGCAAATCTTCAACAATTGATTCAATACATACAAACACCGGAGTTAGCTGCTATATATCAAGATTTATATGATGCTACCTTAAGCCCAGCTGATCCGGGATTAGATGCTCTGATACAGGGATTTATTGATGATGCTAATGCAGAGATAGCATCAATATTCAGTAATACAGCCAATGTTAATATAATTACATTGAATTCGTTATGGTCTAGAACCGGAACACAACTGACTAACGAACAACACGGTAGAGTAACTGCATTAGCTAATGCTTCTGGATTCCCGTATCCGTTGACGATATATGGAGTGGTTGATTCTATTCCATCTTATGCACCTGATACTGCACCAAACATGGGAGCGCAGACATGGGAAGCGATTGCTAATTTAAGTATAATAGCTGGTCAGAGTGTAGTTGCATTATTAAGATCAGCTAGAAACCAAGCTAGGTTGTCATCAGTTGGAATAACATTAGATGATAATATAAGTGATGTATTTCCTATACAATTCCAGACCGAACTAATAGCTAATGGGGTGATATCTAATGGGGAAGAGTTCCCTGCATATCCTGCTCAAATTGATGCAGCCGGTGCAGAAATAGTTCCAATACCTGCAGGTATATATGATCCGGTAACGGAAGATTACTTATTAAATG